GTGACTGGTAGCGTGTGAGCTCGGCGTGTATGTTGCCGGAGCACTCGTGATCTTCGACCAGGCCAGACCCGTCAACCAGGAGGGATCGGAGTACGACTGATCGCTGTACAGCGTCGCCGCGTGCTGCCGCGCCTTTGCGAGCGCGCCGGACCAGCCGAGCGTAAACGTGTGGGTATCGCTGACAGAATCGATCGTCAACGTCACGTTCGTATCGTTGACGCGCGCCAGGCTCTGCGACGTCGCAGTCAATCCGCCCAGGCTCGTGATCCCACCGCCCGCTGATCCCACCTGGTCGTTTGCGCAGCCCCAACCGGTCGACGCGGAGTACTTCACTATCTGCCCATCCGCGCAATCGACCAGCCCAATTCCGTCCGACGTCATGAGACCACCGGAGCTCCGTAGCGAGACCTTCGAGGTTACGTCGGGCAAATAGGCGGTCGTGAGCGAGACGCACACCACGCCGCCAACCGCCGTCTGAATCGCGACCTGATTCGACGCACATGCCGAGACGCCGGCTTTATTGCCGTTGAGCCAGGTGAGCGTCGCGTTCATGTTTGCGCGGAACGTTGCGTGATCGGAGTTCGGGACGGTCGCAAACTGGCCGAGCATGGCCGTTGTCGCCGCGAAAAATGTGAGTAGCGTCCTCATCGTCTGTGCCTCAGTGCGCATCGAAGAGCCCCGTCGAAGCGTCGAAGTCTCCGTACACGTCGAACAATTGCGCGGTCGCCTCGCCGGAGTTGCACGGGACCAGCGCCACAATCACGCCGCCCGCGACCTGCACGCAGTAGGTGCCGGCCGGAATGGCGGTCACGTTGATCTGCCCGAGCTGCACGAGCGTCGAAGGCGACACCATGCTGGCGCGCACTTGCGCGACCGTCCAACTCCCTCCCGTTGGGACCGACCAATACTCTGTCTGCGTCTGCTTGGCGCCGCTGCACTCGACGCGATACACGAACCGCGGCTGTGCTGTATCGGTCGGCTCAAGCTGCACCGACAACGCGCCGGACTGTACGGCCACCACGTTCGATCCCGACAAGACCGGCCGTCCGTCGGCGGTGTTGAAGGCCGGCCAACTGATCGTGCATGAGCCGGCGAAGCGCTGGCCGTTGGCGAGGTACAGCGGCCCGGTAACCGTCGATCCGTACAAGGCGCCCACGCCAAAGCAGGCGAGCAGAAGACTCTTCATTGGCCCTCCCAGATGCTCTCCGCGTTGACCTCGAAGTCTTCGTCAACTACTGGCGATAGCCAGCAGTGGCAGTTGACGAGCTCTTCGGGCGGGAGCTTCGGATCGAGCGGATGGTCCGCGGGAAACCCGCCGACATCGAATTTGTCATCGACTTTGACGATCGCTCCAGATAGCGCCTGGTGCGACGGCCGCGTGTTCTGGTCGAGGATGTTCCACTGCTTGCCTTCGACGCCGTTACGGCGATAGGTTTCGACCTGCGCCAGTTCGGCCGCGATGCCGGTCTCGGTGACCGCGAATCGGCGCGCCTCCCAATCCGCGCGGTAGCCGAGCACCTTCCGCAGATCGGCGAGCATCTCGGATGAGTAGGCGCTTTCCCCCAGTTCGTGAAACCGGGTCGCGATCGTAGAGAGCGCCTCGTCGATGAAACTGCGGGTCGAGAAGATTGCGGCGTCCTTGCGTTCGATCAATCGATCGAGGATCGCCTGGTTACGGAGATCGAAGGTCGAAGCGGCGACGCCAATCTGACGCAGCGCGAACTTACCGGCCTCTTCGAATGTTGGGATCGACGTCGCCTGAATGATGGACTGCGCTTTCTTCTCGACGTCATCGAAGTATCCGAAGTTGGCTAGCAGCCGCGTCAGGAAGGAGCGATCGGAATCCGAGAGCGCCTTCTGCACTGTCTGCTCGCGCAGCGCCTGCCATCGATCATGGGCGGCCATGTACTCCCACAGCGCGTCGATGCCCGCGACCCAATACTCGGCGACCATCTTCGCGCAGCGCCGCGCCGGTTTCGCTCGGTTGAATCGCCGCGCGCGGTTGACCTTCCGGATCTCGCGCGCGAGCGTGTTGAACGCGTCATGGAGATGGCAGCTCATGCATGCCCTCCAGACTTCGCGATCGCGGCGCGCACCTGGTGTTGCAGGTCGGTCAACAGGCCTTCGGCGGCAGCCGGCTCGGTGAGTGGAATATCGCCCTCGGGAAGCGGCTCATAGTCCGCGTAGCGGATCGCGCGGATTTCGTTTGGCGTAACAACGCGCCTATCCAGATAGACCGCGTCCACGCGACTATTGCGCTCGGCGTCCTCAGTGTCATACGGATCGAACGCGAACCACAGCGCGTCCGTCCTCCAGCCTTCCGATATCAGCCGATTCAGTCGCGCGGTGACCTTCTCCCGGCCGGGCGTGACGATCGAGTTCTTGTATTCCTCGATCTGCTCGCTCGCCAGGTTGCCGCCGAGCTTTCCCGTCTCCACGATCCCGACCTTCTGCGGCGGCACGCCGTGTGCGTGCAGGATCTCGTCGCGGCAATCAGATCGCAGCAGGCGAAACGCGGCCTCCTTGGCCGCGTCGCTGGTGAGCTGCTCGAACGTGATTTTCGCTTCGTTCGGCGCCGTGATCACCATCGTCTTGTGCGCGCGTCCCTTCAGGTGCGTGCGGAAATATCCGCGGATGGTCTCTTCCGCGTCCTCTTCCCAGTCCCCCTGCAGGATCACTGCGTAGTCGGGGATCGCATTGTTCTGGAAGAACGAGAGGTTGTACTCCGCTTCGAGAACCGATAAGGCCAGCCGATTCCACGCCGGCATGATCGACGGGATGCCGTAGAACGGCGACCACGGGGAGTAGCGCGCATAGTGGAACGCGGGCGTCACGCCATCCCGCAGCAGCGGGTCATTCGCTGTGAGCGTCCGCGCTGCTTTCTCTGCCGCGCCCCAACGCAAGAAGTGGGAGCACTCGCCGTTCTTCTGCTGCACGAACCCGAGCCCGTCGAGGCGGATCCACATCTCGGTCGCCGGTATATGCGTGAGCTCGGATGGGCGGGACCTGACGTCCGGCACAACCTCCACGTAGCCGTTGCCGAGCGCCTCGTAATCGGTCCAGACGTTCGCCATCCCCTCACCGAACGTGGGCTCGCCGAAGGCGCGCGTAAAGAACTCCGTGATCTCCGTGCGCAACGCATCCGGTCCGTCGCCAGCGATGCGCCACGGGCCGCCGACAATGTCCTTCGCCTTCGCCCGGATCGCCCGGGCATGGTACGTGTTGAGCACCGCGGCGTAGGCGTAAAGCTGAAAATCGAACGGCCTGGTCGCGCACATAACGCCGTCGATGACGGTCCCGTATTTTTCGCGCAGCTTGCGGGAGCCGCTCGATTCTACGACCGCCTTCGAGATCTCCTGGTACTCCGCCGGCCTCGCCAGGCCGTCGAGCATCAGGGGCGAATTGACCTTCACCACCTGGCCCGACGCGGAGTCAAACAGGAATACGCGTCCTTTCGTCACGCCACCAGCCTCACTCTCCCCTTGCGGCCGCCGCGGCCGCGGGACAATTTGATCGCGCGCTCCAGCGCGTCGGGTCCGTCATCATGCGAGTTCGCCGAGCATCCCAGCGCGTACAACTCCTCCAGCAGCTTCTCGACATCGGGAGACCAATAGGCAGAGCGCGCGCTCGGCATCCAGATGCGGCCCTGTTCCCAGAGCGGAGCCAGGGTCGAGATGCGCTTCAGCTTGTCGGTGGAGATGTCGTCGACCGCGGTCGCTGGCAGATGCAGATTCGCCCGGCGGTTCTCCTCGTCGACAAGTTGCTTCAGCGCGCTCTGATACGCCACGGTCTCGAAGCCGAATTTCAGAATCCGCGGGAACTCGCGGAAGGTGCCGAACACCAGCTCTACCTGCGCCTGGATCTTCAGCTTCTTGAGCCGCGCGCGGAGCAGGTAGTAGTTGCCTCCACTCTCGCCCACCACTACGACGGCGCTGTCATCGTTCTTCGCTTTCGTGCCGATGGCTGGGTCGATCGATGCTGTCTCATCCATCGCGAGTCCGGCAAGATCGTCGTCGTCAAAGCGCCGCTCATATTGCGGGCTGAAGATCTGCTCCTCTTCGTTGGCTGGGTCGTTCATGAACTCGGTCGCGAAGTTGCGCGCGCCGATTTCCTTCCGCTTCCGCTCTAGCCGCGAGAGCGGCCAGCGCGCGGGCCACAGCGGTTGACCGTCATCCTTGATCGCGCGCCACACGCGCGTCGTGAAGACATCGGTCTTGCGCAGCATCCGCACCAGCACCGAGTCGTGATGCAGCACGGTGCCGATCATGAAGAACTTCCCGCCCGGTCCGATCAAATTGAGCACGACTCGCAGGATCTTGCGCTCCAGCTTGTCGCGCTGCGTCTTCGAGTCGACCGTGTCATCGTCCTCGGCATCGTCGAGGATTACCAGGTCCGGCCGATACTGCCGATGCTTGAGGCCGCGCATCGAAGAGCCGAGCCCGCGGCCGAGAATCTTGATGTCGCTGGACGTTACAAACTGCGCGCCCGTCCACTTCCGCTCACCGACCAGGTCGCCGAAGTCCTCGCGGATACGCTCATTGCTCTCGAACTCCTGGCGGATATCGTCGACTGCGGTCTCCGCGACGCCGTCCGACTCGCGGAGGATCACGACGAAGCGCGTCAACTGGTAGCAGACCGCATGGATCACGCGGCCGAATCCCACTACCGTGGACTTCGCGTGTTCGCGCGGCGCGGCCCCCACGAACGCATCGACGCTGAACGCCAGGCGAAACAGCTCGCGATGAAACTCACACCCCTCGGCGACGAAGTAGTGGCCCAGGTAGTAGCGGCAGAACCACTCCGGATTGACGCGGCCGAGCTCGACTCGCTGAGCCTTCGTCATCCGATCCTCGGGCCGGCTGCCGCGCACCAGGCGCTCGGCGCGCGCGGCGACTTCGGCGGGGGCGAGTTTTGTTCGGTTCTTCCGCGCCATGATCAGACACGGACGGGAGGCTGGCACGCGATTAACTCGGCTCTGTGATGCCGGACAATGCCGGCGGCCGATGCTCCAGCCCCCCGTCTCTCCATTGCCGCGGGGAGTCTATCGGCCCGATCGCAGCCGCACGGTCGCTCCCCGCATCTCGTCGCGTGGGTATAACAGCGAGCGGACTTCATGCGTCCGCTCCAAACTCTTCAGCCACCTTCTCGACGGACTTGCCGACGAGCGCGGCCTTCAACTCCAACAACTTCGCCAACTCCGCATCCTCGCGGAGCAAAGTGAACAGCTTCTCGAACGCGGCGTTGAGGACCTCCAACGCGAGACGGCCGGCGCCGCGGGTGGAGAGATGACGATGCGACAGGTCTGCTATCTGCTTGCAGACCGACGTGTACGCGTACACCGCTTGCGTGTCGGCTCCGTCTCCGAGCTTCTGAAACAGGGTCTTCCGAACACCGTCGAGCTCCAGGAGGAGGACCTTGACGGTGTCCCGCACAAGGCCCTCGAACTCGCGCGCCCTGACGTCCGCCTGCGAGCGGCGCTCGCGCCATCCGAGCTTCTCGACCCAGTCATCCCAAGTCGACCCAGCGAATCCGGGGTAGAGCTTCCGGATCTCGCGCAGCGCCTTTTCCTTCGACAGGCCGCGCGCGTAGAAGCCGTACGCGAAGTCCTGTGCTTGAGCGTCGTACGCCATTACGCCTCATTCAGCCGGCGCAGCAACGAGATCTCCGCGTCGACGCGCGCAGTCGCTATGATCCTTCGGCACCGGCGCAACTCGCGATTGAAATGCCACCTACGGAACGATGCGATCAGTCTTCTCACGAATGGCCTCGCTAAGGATGGAGTCGAGGTATTTGCCTCGCTGATCCAACAGTTCAAGGAGCTTGGCGTGTAGCGCCTGGTTGTCGGAGTAGAGCCGGCGCACGACGTATGCGAGCGATCCGATACCACACACGAGAACCGCAACCACCAGCCCGTAAGAGCGCGCGAACGTGTCCAGGTCACCAAGCACCTACCGTCTCCCGCGACGGAACGTCGCCAGCGTTTCGGCGTCCAGGTTACGGAGGTCGTACTCGCGGTTGATCTCGTTGTATTCGGCGAGCAACCCAGTAACCGCTTCCTCGTGGACCGTCAGCGGCGCGGCGACCTGCTCGTGACGCAACAGCACGTCCGCAAACGCCCGACCA